AGTTGTTAGTCTACGTGGACCGACAAAGACAGATTCTTTGAGGGAGCTAAGCTCAACGTAGTTCTAACAGTTTTTTAATTAGAGAGCAGATCTCTGATGAATAACCAACGGAAAAAGGCGAAAAACACGCCTTTCAATATGCTGAAACGCGAGAGAAACCGCGTGTCGACTGTGCAACAGCTGACAAAGAGATTCTCACTTGGAATGCTGCAGGGACGAGGACCATTAAAACTGTTCATGGCCCTGGTGGCGTTCCTTCGTTTCCTAACAATCCCACCAACAGCAGGGATATTGAAGAGATGGGGAACAATTAAAAAATCAAAAGCTATTAATGTTTTGAGAGGGTTCAGGAAAGAGATTGGAAGGATGCTGAACATCTTGAATAGGAGACGCAGATCTGCAGGCATGATCATTATGCTGATTCCAACAGTGATGGCGTTCCATTTAACCACACGTAACGGAGAACCACACATGATCGTCAGCAGACAAGAGAAAGGGAAAAGTCTTCTGTTTAAAACAGAGGATGGCGTGAACATGTGTACCCTCATGGCCATGGACCTTGGTGAATTGTGTGAAGACACAATCACGTACAAGTGTCCCCTTCTCAGGCAGAATGAGCCAGAAGACATAGACTGTTGGTGCAACTCTACGTCCACGTGGGTAACTTATGGGACGTGTACCACCATGGGAGAACATAGAAGAGAAAAAAGATCAGTGGCACTCGTTCCACATGTGGGAATGGGACTGGAGACACGAACTGAAACATGGATGTCATCAGAAGGGGCCTGGAAACATGTCCAGAGAATTGAAACTTGGATCTTGAGACATCCAGGCTTCACCATGATGGCAGCAATCCTGGCATACACCATAGGAACGACACATTTCCAAAGAGCCCTGATTTTCATCTTACTGACAGCTGTCACTCCTTCAATGACAATGCGTTGCATAGGAATGTCAAATAGAGACTTTGTGGAAGGGGTTTCAGGAGGAAGCTGGGTTGACATAGTCTTAGAACATGGAAGCTGTGTGACGACGATGGCAAAAAACAAACCAACATTGGATTTTGAACTGATAAAAACAGAAGCCAAACAGCCTGCCACCCTAAGGAAGTACTGTATAGAGGCAAAGCTAACCAACACAACAACAGAATCTCGCTGCCCAACACAAGGGGAACCCAGCCTAAATGAAGAGCAGGACAAAAGGTTCGTCTGCAAACACTCCATGGTAGACAGAGGATGGGGAAATGGATGTGGACTATTTGGAAAGGGAGGCATTGTGACCTGTGCTATGTTCAGATGCAAAAAGAACATGGAAGGAAAAGTTGTGCAACCAGAAAACTTGGAATACACCATTGTGATAACACCTCACTCAGGGGAAGAGCATGCAGTCGGAAATGACACAGGAAAACATGGCAAGGAAATCAAAATAACACCACAGAGTTCCATCACAGAAGCAGAATTGACAGGTTATGGCACTGTCACAATGGAGTGCTCTCCAAGAACGGGCCTCGACTTCAATGAGATGGTGTTGCTGCAGATGGAAAATAAAGCTTGGCTGGTGCACAGGCAATGGTTCCTAGACCTGCCGTTACCATGGTTGCCCGGAGCGGACACACAAGGGTCAAATTGGATACAGAAAGAGACATTGGTCACTTTCAAAAATCCCCATGCGAAGAAACAGGATGTTGTTGTTTTAGGATCCCAAGAAGGGGCCATGCACACAGCACTTACAGGGGCCACAGAAATCCAAATGTCATCAGGAAACTTACTCTTCACAGGACATCTCAAGTGCAGGCTGAGAATGGACAAGCTACAGCTCAAAGGAATGTCATACTCTATGTGCACAGGAAAGTTTAAAGTTGTGAAGGAAATAGCAGAAACACAACATGGAACAATAGTTATCAGAGTGCAATATGAAGGGGACGGCTCTCCATGCAAGATCCCTTTTGAGATAATGGATTTGGAAAAAAGACATGTCTTAGGTCGCCTGATTACAGTCAACCCAATTGTGACAGAAAAAGATAGCCCAGTCAACATAGAAGCAGAACCTCCATTCGGAGACAGCTACATCATCATAGGAGTAGAGCCGGGACAACTGAAGCTCAACTGGTTTAAGAAAGGAAGTTCTATCGGCCAAATGTTTGAGACAACAATGAGGGGGGCGAAGAGAATGGCCATTTTAGGTGACACAGCCTGGGATTTTGGATCCTTGGGAGGAGTGTTTACATCTATAGGAAAGGCTCTCCACCAAGTCTTTGGAGCAATCTATGGAGCTGCCTTCAGTGGGGTTTCATGGACTATGAAAATCCTCATAGGAGTCATTATCACATGGATAGGAATGAATTCACGCAGCACCTCACTGTCTGTGACACTAGTATTGGTGGGAATTGTGACACTGTATTTGGGAGTCATGGTGCAGGCCGATAGTGGTTGCGTTGTGAGCTGGAAAAACAAAGAACTGAAATGTGGCAGTGGGATTTTCATCACAGACAACGTGCACACATGGACAGAACAATACAAGTTCCAACCAGAATCCCCTTCAAAACTAGCTTCAGCTATCCAGAAAGCCCATGAAGAGGGCATTTGTGGAATCCGCTCAGTAACAAGACTGGAGAATCTGATGTGGAAACAAATAACACCAGAATTGAATCACATTCTATCAGAAAATGAGGTGAAGTTAACTATTATGACAGGAGACATCAAAGGAATCATGCAGGCAGGAAAACGATCTCTGCGGCCTCAGCCCACTGAGCTGAAGTATTCATGGAAAACATGGGGCAAAGCAAAAATGCTCTCTACAGAGTCTCATAACCAGACCTTTCTCATTGATGGCCCCGAAACAGCAGAATGCCCCAACACAAATAGAGCTTGGAATTCGTTGGAAGTTGAAGACTATGGCTTTGGAGTATTCACCACCAATATATGGCTAAAATTGAAAGAAAAACAGGATGTATTCTGCGACTCAAAACTCATGTCAGCGGCCATAAAAGACAACAGAGCCGTCCATGCCGATATGGGTTATTGGATAGAAAGTGCACTCAATGACACATGGAAGATAGAGAAAGCCTCTTTCATTGAAGTTAAAAACTGCCACTGGCCAAAATCACACACCCTCTGGAGCAATGGAGTGCTAGAAAGTGAGATGATAATTCCAAAGAATCTCGCTGGACCAGTGTCTCAACACAACTATAGACCAGGCTACCATACACAAATAACAGGACCATGGCATCTAGGTAAGCTTGAGATGGACTTTGATTTCTGTGATGGAACAACAGTGGTAGTGACTGAGGACTGCGGAAATAGAGGACCCTCTTTGAGAACAACCACTGCCTCTGGAAAACTCATAACAGAATGGTGCTGCCGATCTTGCACATTACCACCGCTAAGATACAGAGGTGAGGATGGGTGCTGGTACGGGATGGAAATCAGACCATTGAAGGAGAAAGAAGAGAATTTGGTCAACTCCTTGGTCACAGCTGGACATGGGCAGGTCGACAACTTTTCACTAGGAGTCTTGGGAATGGCATTGTTCCTGGAGGAAATGCTTAGGACCCGAGTAGGAACGAAACATGCAATACTACTAGTTGCAGTTTCTTTTGTGACATTGATCACAGGGAACATGTCCTTTAGAGACCTGGGAAGAGTGATGGTTATGGTAGGCGCCACTATGACGGATGACATAGGTATGGGCGTGACTTATCTTGCCCTACTAGCAGCCTTCAAAGTCAGACCAACTTTTGCAGCTGGACTACTCTTGAGAAAGCTGACCTCCAAGGAATTGATGATGACTACTATAGGAATTGTACTCCTCTCCCAGAGCACCATACCAGAGACCATTCTTGAGTTGACTGATGCGTTAGCCTTAGGCATGATGGTCCTCAAAATGGTGAGAAATATGGAAAAGTATCAATTGGCAGTGACTATCATGGCTATCTTGTGCGTCCCAAACGCAGTGATATTACAAAACGCATGGAAAGTGAGTTGCACAATATTGGCAGTGGTGTCCGTTTCCCCACTGCTCTTAACATCCTCACAGCAAAAAACAGATTGGATACCATTAGCATTGACGATCAAAGGTCTCAATCCAACAGCTATTTTTCTAACAACCCTCTCAAGAACCAGCAAGAAAAGGAGCTGGCCATTAAATGAGGCTATCATGGCAGTCGGGATGGTGAGCATTTTAGCCAGTTCTCTCCTAAAAAATGATATTCCCATGACAGGACCATTAGTGGCTGGAGGGCTCCTCACTGTGTGCTACGTGCTCACTGGACGATCGGCCGATTTGGAACTGGAGAGAGCAGCCGATGTCAAATGGGAAGACCAGGCAGAGATATCAGGAAGCAGTCCAATCCTGTCAATAACAATATCAGAAGATGGTAGCATGTCGATAAAAAATGAAGAGGAAGAACAAACACTGACCATACTCATTAGAACAGGATTGCTGGTGATCTCAGGACTTTTTCCTGTATCAATACCAATCACGGCAGCAGCATGGTACCTGTGGGAAGTGAAGAAACAACGGGCCGGAGTATTGTGGGATGTTCCTTCACCCCCACCCATGGGAAAGGCTGAACTGGAAGATGGAGCCTATAGAATTAAGCAAAAAGGGATTCTTGGATATTCCCAGATCGGAGCCGGAGTTTACAAAGAAGGAACATTCCATACAATGTGGCATGTCACACGTGGCGCTGTTCTAATGCATAAAGGAAAGAGGATTGAACCATCATGGGCGGACGTCAAGAAAGACCTAATATCATATGGAGGAGGCTGGAAGTTAGAAGGAGAATGGAAGGAAGGAGAAGAAGTCCAGGTATTGGCACTGGAGCCTGGAAAAAATCCAAGAGCCGTCCAAACGAAACCTGGTCTTTTCAAAACCAACGCCGGAACAATAGGTGCTGTATCTCTGGACTTTTCTCCTGGAACGTCAGGATCTCCAATTATCGACAAAAAAGGAAAAGTTGTGGGTCTTTATGGTAATGGTGTTGTTACAAGGAGTGGAGCATATGTGAGTGCTATAGCCCAGACTGAAAAAAGCATTGAAGACAACCCAGAGATCGAAGATGACATTTTCCGAAAGAGAAGACTGACCATCATGGACCTCCACCCAGGAGCGGGAAAGACGAAGAGATACCTTCCGGCCATAGTCAGAGAAGCTATAAAACGGGGTTTGAGAACATTAATCTTGGCCCCCACTAGAGTTGTGGCAGCTGAAATGGAGGAAGCCCTTAGAGGACTTCCAATAAGATACCAGACCCCAGCCATCAGAGCTGAGCACACCGGGCGGGAGATTGTGGACCTAATGTGTCATGCCACATTTACCATGAGGCTGCTATCACCAGTTAGAGTGCCAAACTACAACCTGATTATCATGGACGAAGCCCATTTCACAGACCCAGCAAGTATAGCAGCTAGAGGATACATCTCAACTCGAGTGGAGATGGGTGAGGCAGCTGGGATTTTTATGACAGCCACTCCCCCGGGAAGCAGAGACCCATTTCCTCAGAGCAATGCACCAATCATAGATGAAGAAAGAGAAATCCCTGAACGTTCGTGGAATTCCGGACATGAATGGGTCACGGATTTTAAAGGGAAGACTGTTTGGTTCGTTCCAAGTATAAAAGCAGGAAATGATATAGCAGCTTGCCTGAGGAAAAATGGAAAGAAAGTGATACAACTCAGTAGGAAGACCTTTGATTCTGAGTATGTCAAGACTAGAACCAATGATTGGGACTTCGTGGTTACAACTGACATTTCAGAAATGGGTGCCAATTTCAAGGCTGAGAGGGTTATAGACCCCAGACGCTGCATGAAACCAGTCATACTAACAGATGGTGAAGAGCGGGTGATTCTGGCAGGACCTATGCCAGTGACCCACTCTAGTGCAGCACAAAGAAGAGGGAGAATAGGAAGAAATCCAAAAAATGAGAATGACCAGTACATATACATGGGGGAACCTCTGGAAAATGATGAAGACTGTGCACACTGGAAAGAAGCTAAAATGCTCCTAGATAACATCAACACGCCAGAAGGAATCATTCCTAGCATGTTCGAACCAGAGCGTGAAAAGGTGGATGCCATTGATGGCGAATACCGCTTGAGAGGAGAAGCAAGGAAAACCTTTGTAGACTTAATGAGAAGAGGAGACCTACCAGTCTGGTTGGCCTACAGAGTGGCAGCTGAAGGCATCAACTACGCAGACAGAAGGTGGTGTTTTGATGGAGTCAAGAACAACCAAATCCTAGAAGAAAACGTGGAAGTTGAAATCTGGACAAAAGAAGGGGAAAGGAAGAAATTGAAACCCAGATGGTTGGATGCTAGGATCTATTCTGACCCACTGGCGCTAAAAGAATTTAAGGAATTTGCAGCCGGAAGAAAGTCTCTGACCCTGAACCTAATCACAGAAATGGGTAGGCTCCCAACCTTCATGACTCAGAAGGCAAGAGACGCACTGGACAACTTAGCAGTGCTGCACACGGCTGAGGCAGGTGGAAGGGCGTACAACCATGCTCTCAGTGAACTGCCGGAGACCCTGGAGACATTGCTTTTACTGACACTTCTGGCTACAGTCACGGGAGGGATCTTTTTATTCTTGATGAGCGGAAGGGGCATAGGGAAGATGACCCTGGGAATGTGCTGCATAATCACGGCTAGCATCCTCCTATGGTACGCACAAATACAGCCACACTGGATAGCAGCTTCAATAATACTGGAGTTTTTTCTCATAGTTTTGCTTATTCCAGAACCTGAAAAACAGAGAACACCCCAAGACAACCAACTGACCTACGTTGTCATAGCCATCCTCACAGTGGTGGCCGCAACCATGGCAAACGAGATGGGTTTCCTAGAAAAAACGAAGAAAGATCTCGGATTGGGAAGCATTGCAACCCAGCAACCCGAGAGCAACATCCTGGACATAGATCTACGTCCTGCATCAGCATGGACGCTGTATGCCGTGGCCACAACATTTGTTACACCAATGTTGAGACATAGCATTGAAAATTCCTCAGTGAATGTGTCCCTAACAGCTATAGCCAACCAAGCCACAGTGTTAATGGGTCTCGGGAAAGGATGGCCATTGTCAAAGATGGACATCGGAGTTCCCCTTCTCGCCATTGGATGCTACTCACAAGTCAACCCCATAACTCTCACAGCAGCTCTTTTCTTATTGGTAGCACATTATGCCATCATAGGGCCAGGACTCCAAGCAAAAGCAACCAGAGAAGCTCAGAAAAGAGCAGCGGCGGGCATCATGAAAAACCCAACTGTCGATGGAATAACAGTGATTGACCTAGATCCAATACCTTATGATCCAAAGTTTGAAAAGCAGTTGGGACAAGTAATGCTCCTAGTCCTCTGCGTGACTCAAGTATTGATGATGAGGACTACATGGGCTCTGTGTGAGGCTTTAACCTTAGCTACCGGGCCCATCTCCACATTGTGGGAAGGAAATCCAGGGAGGTTTTGGAACACTACCATTGCGGTGTCAATGGCTAACATTTTTAGAGGGAGTTACTTGGCCGGAGCTGGACTTCTCTTTTCTATTATGAAGAACACAACCAACACAAGAAGGGGAACTGGCAACATAGGAGAGACGCTTGGAGAGAAATGGAAAAGCCGATTGAACGCATTGGGAAAAAGTGAATTCCAGATCTACAAGAAAAGTGGAATCCAGGAAGTGGATAGAACCTTAGCAAAAGAAGGCATTAAAAGAGGAGAAACGGACCATCACGCTGTGTCGCGAGGCTCAGCAAAACTGAGATGGTTCGTTGAGAGAAACATGGTCACACCAGAAGGGAAAGTAGTGGACCTCGGTTGTGGCAGAGGAGGCTGGTCATACTATTGTGGAGGACTAAAGAATGTAAGAGAAGTCAAAGGCCTAACAAAAGGAGGACCAGGACACGAAGAACCCATCCCCATGTCAACATATGGGTGGAATCTAGTGCGTCTTCAAAGTGGAGTTGACGTTTTCTTCATCCCGCCAGAAAAGTGTGACACATTATTGTGTGACATAGGGGAGTCATCACCAAATCCCACAGTGGAAGCAGGACGAACACTCAGAGTCCTTAACTTAGTAGAAAATTGGTTGAACAACAACACTCAATTTTGCATAAAGGTTCTCAACCCATATATGCCCTCAGTCATAGAAAAAATGGAAGCACTACAAAGGAAATATGGAGGAGCCTTAGTGAGGAATCCACTCTCACGAAACTCCACACATGAGATGTACTGGGTATCCAATGCTTCCGGGAACATAGTGTCATCAGTGAACATGATTTCAAGGATGTTGATCAACAGATTTACAATGAGATACAAGAAAGCCACTTACGAGCCGGATGTTGACCTCGGAAGCGGAACCCGTAACATCGGGATTGAAAGTGAGATACCAAACCTAGATATAATTGGGAAAAGAATAGAAAAAATAAAGCAAGAGCATGAAACATCATGGCACTATGACCAAGACCACCCATACAAAACGTGGGCATACCATGGTAGCTATGAAACAAAACAGACTGGATCAGCATCATCCATGGTCAACGGAGTGGTCAGGCTGCTGACAAAACCTTGGGACGTCGTCCCCATGGTGACACAGATGGCAATGACAGACACGACTCCATTTGGACAACAGCGCGTTTTTAAAGAGAAAGTGGACACGAGAACCCAAGAACCGAAAGAAGGCACGAAGAAACTAATGAAAATAACAGCAGAGTGGCTTTGGAAAGAATTAGGGAAGAAAAAGACACCCAGGATGTGCACCAGAGAAGAATTCACAAGAAAGGTGAGAAGCAATGCAGCCTTGGGGGCCATATTCACTGATGAGAACAAGTGGAAGTCGGCACGTGAGGCTGTTGAAGATAGTAGGTTTTGGGAGCTGGTTGACAAGGAAAGGAATCTCCATCTTGAAGGAAAGTGTGAAACATGTGTGTACAACATGATGGGAAAAAGAGAGAAGAAGCTAGGGGAATTCGGCAAGGCAAAAGGCAGCAGAGCCATATGGTACATGTGGCTTGGAGCACGCTTCTTAGAGTTTGAAGCCCTAGGATTCTTAAATGAAGATCACTGGTTCTCCAGAGAGAACTCCCTGAGTGGAGTGGAAGGAGAAGGGCTGCACAAGCTAGGTTACATTCTAAGAGACGTGAGCAAGAAAGAGGGAGGAGCAATGTATGCCGATGACACCGCAGGATGGGATACAAGAATCACACTAGAAGACCTAAAAAATGAAGAAATGGTAACAAACCACATGGAAGGAGAACACAAGAAACTAGCCGAGGCCATTTTCAAACTAACGTACCAAAACAAGGTGGTGCGTGTGCAAAGACCAACACCAAGAGGCACAGTAATGGACATCATATCGAGAAGAGACCAAAGAGGTAGTGGACAAGTTGGCACCTATGGACTCAATACTTTCACCAATATGGAAGCCCAACTAATCAGACAGATGGAGGGAGAAGGAGTCTTTAAAAGCATTCAGCACCTAACAATCACAGAAGAAATCGCTGTGCAAAACTGGTTAGCAAGAGTGGGGCGCGAAAGGTTATCAAGAATGGCCATCAGTGGAGATGATTGTGTTGTGAAACCTTTAGATGACAGGTTCGCAAGCGCTTTAACAGCTCTAAATGACATGGGAAAGATTAGGAAAGACATACAACAATGGGAACCTTCAAGAGGATGGAATGATTGGACACAAGTGCCCTTCTGTTCACACCATTTCCATGAGTTAATCATGAAAGACGGTCGCGTACTCGTTGTTCCATGTAGAAACCAAGATGAACTGATTGGCAGAGCCCGAATCTCCCAAGGAGCAGGGTGGTCTTTGCGGGAGACGGCCTGTTTGGGGAAGTCTTACGCCCAAATGTGGAGCTTGATGTACTTCCACAGACGCGACCTCAGGCTGGCGGCAAATGCTATTTGCTCGGCAGTACCATCACATTGGGTTCCAACAAGTCGAACAACCTGGTCCATACATGCTAAACATGAATGGATGACAACGGAAGACATGCTGACAGTCTGGAACAGGGTGTGGATTCAAGAAAACCCATGGATGGAAGACAAAACTCCAGTGGAATCATGGGAGGAAATCCCATACTTGGGGAAAAGAGAAGACCAATGGTGCGGCTCATTGATTGGGTTAACAAGCAGGGCCACCTGGGCAAAGAACATCCAAGCAGCAATAAATCAAGTTAGATCCCTTATAGGCAATGAAGAATACACAGATTACATGCCATCCATGAAAAGATTCAGAAGAGAAGAGGAAGAAGCAGGAGTTCTGTGGTAGAAAGCAAAACTAACATGAAACAAGGCTAGAAGTCAGGTCGGATTAAGCCATAGTACGGAAAAAACTATGCTACCTGTGAGCCCCGTCCAAGGACGTTAAAAGAAGTCAGGCCATCATAAATGCCATAGCTTGAGTAAACTATGCAGCCTGTAGCTCCACCTGAGAAGGTGTAAAAAATCCGGGAGGCCACAAACCATGGAAGCTGTACGCATGGCGTAGTGGACTAGCGGTTAGAGGAGACCCCTCCCTTACAAATCGCAGCAACAATGGGGGCCCAAGGCGAGATGAAGCTGTAGTCTCGCTGGAAGGACTAGAGGTTAGAGGAGACCCCCCCGAAACAAAAAACAGCATATTGACGCTGGGAAAGACCAGAGATCCTGCTGTCTCCTCAGCATCATTCCAGGCACAGAACGCCAGAAAATGGAATGGTGCTGTTGAATCAACAGGTTCT